TGGTGAATATAAGGACAAGCTGCCGCCGCTCCATGTCGTCGAAATGCGCTGCGATCTGGACGACCGCGAACCGTATGAAAACATGAAGAAGGAATATGTGCATGAAGAAATCACGGCTCCGACAGCGGCTGCTCTCACAAACAAACTTCAGCAGCTCACCTCCGGCTTCGCTTATGATAGCCAAGGCGTTGCTAAGTGGTTTGGACGCCAAAAGTTTGAATCTCTCCGAGACATCCTCGACGAAAACCAGCGAGACAACACCATCATCGTCTACAATTACAAAGAAGAGTTAGCCGAGCTTCAGCGCCAGTTTAACGTCAACACGATTGACGAACCAAACGCCGTTGAACGCTGGAATGAAGGCAAGATCGAACTGCTGGCGATCCATCCGAAAAGCGCCGGCCACGGGCTCAACCTACAGTTCGGCGGCAACAAAATCGTCTTCTTGTCGCTGCCGTGGTCGCTTGAGCTGTTCGAGCAGACCGTAGGTCGACTACACCGCAGCGGCCAAACGCGCGACGTGTGGTGCTATGTCATCATGTGTAATAAAACTATTGACGAGCGCATATTGTCTGCGTTACAAGACAAAAAATCTTTAGCGGAGATCGCACTTGCCGAACTATCTGACATGGAAAGAGCTAAATGATCGGCTGGCCGATTTTACGGAACAAGAGGTCAAAGACCTTTTGGAAGAGGAGATGCGTCACGCCCGGCGCTCGACCATCCTAGTGCGACTGCATCAGCGTTACACAACGCTGCGCATGTTGCGAGAAAGGGCGGCTCTAATGGAGATGATAAATGAATCCTCAAGAACTACTGCTACAAGCTGCTGAAATCATTGACCGTCGCGGTCAAGACTATGGCGGAATTGAAAACAATTTTCAGCTTGCAGCGACTTTGGCCAGTCTGCGTTTAGGCCGCGAATTTCATCCCTATGAAATCGCAATCGTATTGGCTTGCGTTAAAAACGCGCGCGCGTTTACAACACCGAATCACCGCGACAGCCATATTGACGCGATGAACTACGAAGCGTTTGCCGCTACTTTTGCAGATGATTATGTGGCTAAATCAAGAGCCCCGACAAGTGCGCCGGAGCTGGCCGTAGTCCGCGATCATTCTAGCGATCTGGCTTTCTTTGGGCAGAGCGCGTAATTCCTTGGCGGCCAAGGTTTGGCGTTCCGCCGAGTAATCGACCAGCGGGGGACAAGCGCTCCCGCTGGCGCAACCGCTAAAACTTGCCAGCATCAAGATCAACGGCAGTTTCTTCAACAGTTTTAGGTTTTGCAACCTGACCCCTTCAAGCATTAGGTCTATCGCCGCCGGTCACGTTCCAGTCTTTAGCCGCAACAAGACCAAGACCGACAAGCGCATTTTGGAGATCGTCCCAGTTGATCGTCTTAGACTGCCAAGCGTGCCAAAGAACGGACAGAAGCGCTAGAACGCCAGGAATAGTTGTCATCCAGTTTGTAATCATAATTCACTCCACCAATGCGCGGCGGCTAACCCTAGTTTAGCCGCAACAGAAGCCGCCAACGCGGCAATACCGGCGACCACCAGTTTCATAAAGAAATCATAGTGATCGGGATGCATCATGTCAGTTACACGGATTTGACGTGCGGTCGCGCGCAATGCACTCCGCATACTTAAGATCCGCACAGCCCGTCAGCGCGAGCATAAATCCCGCACAACAGCATAAATATCGTTTACGCGATTGGCCCAGCCACGCCCGAATGTTGACCATGTCGGTAATCCTTTTAAGAAGCCCAGCCGCTTGTCTGTAAGCTGATTGGCTACATAGGTCTTGCAGGCCAGAATGGTTTTAGGCCCGATCTGGCCGTCCTGCGTCACGCCGACGATAGACTGTAAGTATTTAGCCGCGCGGCTGACGCCGCTGTTGACGGCGAAATCGAACACGGCCATATCGACGCCATCGGGTAGGTCGTCTCCGCTGATTGCGTCCCAATAGTTCTTCTTGTAGATCGCCGCGACTTCATCCTGCGTGATCGTGAACACGTCCTTACGGTCAAGCCCCTGTTGATAACGCCACGCATTATAAGTGTTCTGCGTGACGCCGTAGGCGGTCCTGCCGCCAGGATCACGGGGGTCATCGACCTTGCCGCCTTCATAGCGCAGGACTGTTTTGAGGCAGATCGGAAAGTTCTCTTTCATCGGTCAGCCTTTGTGCTGAGAAGATCACGTATGCGATCCAGCCGCTCGAACACCTGGTTAAGCGTCACATTGAACTCTTCGCGGGTGATGTAGCGACCGGCCACAAGAACTTCGATATTGCCGACCTTTTCGGCCAGCTCTTTATCGGCTTCCTGTAGATCCTTGACCGCGCCCCAGACGGTATTGAGCGTCCAGCCGCCCAACACGCCAATGACTGCAATGGCGACATCAAAGAGGACTTGATATTCGACCACGATTACCTCGCCATTGCGTTGCGGTTTTCAGGAGTCATTGCGTTTTGCACTGTAAGCGCGCCGGTTATCGCGGTTCGCCGCGCAGTTTTACCACGGCTTTCCGGCGGCTTTGGCACGGCTGTTCTAGCCCGACGCGCCGCTTCTTGCTCAATAAGATCCGCCGCTTTAGCGGGATTGTTGACAAGCGCGTCCGCCAGCACCGCCGCCGTTTTTTTATTAATTTGCGCGCCGGCAAAATCCAGTATTTTTTCCATCTGCGTGAGCTTGGCGTTAAGAAAGCCAGATACGGTTTTTCTAGCCGTTTCAGTTTCGGCGGTGCCTATCTTTTTAATTGATTCGGCCGGTCGAAGTCCGGTTAAATTAGACGCCTTTTCGATGCGGTCTATCTCTCTGGCGGCGAGGCTGAGATCAGTAAGTTTATCTACTGGGACGTTTGACAGATCGACTGCAAGCGGAACGTCCGGTTTTATGGCGCGTTTCTCAACTTCTTGCAACGCCTTCTGATTTTCGGCGAGATTGATAAGACGGTCATAATACGGCTTGTCAAGCGCCATGCGAAGCGTCGTTTTATTATCCGCAAGATATTTAAGTGCTGCTTCCGCGTCACGTCCGTTTATTGAATTGACGGCGCGCAGCACAAGCTCTCTATTAAGTGCAGAGCGACCAGCATCCGACAGACGGCGCAAACCAACTTGCATAGCCGCCGGGTCTTTAAGCATGGCGCTAACAAATTCTTCGCCGCTGCGAAGCGCTTCGCCGTTAGGCTTTCTAAAGAACACCGCCTCACGGTCGAGTTCGCCCATTCCACGCCGTATAGTTTCGGCTTCTTGGCGAACCGGCGCTAATAAGGCTTCTCCGTTAATGCCCATAATATCAAGTTGGCGTTGATGCTTCCGTATGAAGTCATCGACGCCTTCGGGATTGACACGGCCAGCATTGTCCACAACGCTGCGGTCAGTTCGCGCCATGTCAAGGACACCATGCTCCATAGCATTGCGCGCTATGGCGTCATCACCAAATGTAGCGGCGAACTGCGATGCGGCGTCTTCGTTTGACAAAAAGTTTGACACCGTTTTTGACGGGATTATGCCGGATTGATTCTTTTTTGTCGTGCGTAAAAGATCATAAGAAGCGCCGGTCTTGAAGCGAGGCACAAACTCATTACGATAGGCGTTAAGCGCTTCGGCGTATTCAATTTTAGCGCGCGTAGGAATGCGGCTGTCTCTAACCGCAGCGTCAATAGAGTCGTGTAATGCGTGGAGATCCCGCAAATCCTTACCCGCAACCATAGCCGCGGCGATGTCTTTGTTGACAGACTTGCGCAGCCCATCCAAATCTTCAAGCGTAGCGCCAGTTGCGTAACGCTGTAAATCGCGCACTGTCCGATTTGCGACGCCGGGCGGAATATTGCCTAAAGTATTGCCAAGTATATTTTCGGCGGTCTGAATAATTCCGCGCGTATGAATCCGAACATTACCGGCTGATGCGTATGCGTTTTGATAAAGAGGCTCTATGCGCTGGCGACGGAATGTATCACGTAACTCGACGGCGCGCTTGGCGACGGCCTCGCCAGGCGCACGCTGACCGACAGCCGGAATGCGTTCGCCCGTGCGCTGCGCTGCTGCTTCAAGCTGACCGCGCAAAGCGCTTTCTTCGCGCAACAGATCGTTTCTGACTGCGCTTAGTTCAGCCTGAGCCTGCGGCGTCATCGCGCGGCCCTGCTGAAGAACTTGCTGATCTATGGCGTGAAGTTGCTGCTGGATCGCCGCGAGACGTTGTTGCTCACGGATCAAGTATTGACGGCCTACTTCCGTTTCGCCAGTAGCCAAATCGGCTTCAAGAGTGGCTAACTTAGGCTCGTATAGATTACGTTCAGCAAGACGCTGCGACGCCGGGACTTCGCCGATTATACTGCGCGGTTCTTGACGCAGCGCCGACATCACGTCTTCAGGCTGCCCCATAACCGATTCGTATAGCTTACCCGCCGCTTTACGTTCAGCGCCGGCTTGCGTGATAATCGGCGAGACAAACTGTTTAAATCCGCCGGTAACGCCGCGCGCCGCCATTTCAGGTAAAGCAAGCGGATTAGTAGCTTGCGAAATACGCGCTAACATATTGCCGGGGCGCGCAAGCGCACCAATACCGCCTGTGAGCGCGGAAACGCCGGCTAACGTCCCAAGCGGGTCTGTGCGAAAAGATTCTTTTACTCTAGCTGCTGTCTCTAATGGACTTGTGACCGCGCCCATGATTTCTTTATGGACAGCCTGCGGAATACCTTTAATAGCTT